TACATATAAACAACGATGATAATTATGCTACACCGCCAAATCTATATAATAAGCTAAATGAAAAATATAAATTTGATTTTGATCCATGTCCGTATAACGAAGGAGTTGTAGTTGATGGACTAAGTATGGATTGGGGAGAATCAAACTTTATCAATCCGCCATACTCATTGGCGTTAAAAGAAAAGTTCGTTGTTAAAGGTATTGAGGAAGCTAAGAAAGGTAAGGTCTGCGTGTTTTTAATTCCAGTTTCAACTTCTACAAAGCTTTTCCATAAGTATATAAAGCCAAACGCTACAAGTATAGATTTTATTAAAGGGAGGATTAAGTTCGGGAAACTAGATAAAGATGGAAAATTCTACTTACCTTTAAACAAGCACGGAAAAACGCAATCTGGCACAAAGGACAGTATGATAGTTGTTTTTGACGGAAGGATTATCCCACATGAACACAAAGAAGTACAAGCACATGAGATACTAGATGAAGCGAGTAAGCAAGGAAAGGGTGAGTGATATGACAGGATTTATATTATTTGTAATGACTTGGGTTATAGCGTACAACGATGGGCATGATACTGGCATGGAGTACCAAAAATACTATGACAGGATGATGAGAGAGAAGATAATCAACGTTCAGGTAGAAAAAGGCTACCAATTAGGACTACGCAAGGCAGAGCTTGACAGGAAGCTTAAGATGCTAGAGTTGGGCATAGACTTTATGGATGATGAGTGATGGAAGGTTTATTTATATACATAACGATTGTGTTTCTTCAGATAGTGAACGTTGGCGTAACCAATGCGCTAGAAAATAGGATTGATGATCTTGAACGTATTCAGGGCATCTCACAACCAGACACAAGGATAGAAGTTAGACAGATATGATATAATAGTAATAAAGCGAGGTGTATCATGCCATACGATGAAATGATTGCGGAGTTTAGAGATAATGGCCAAATGCAACAGTAGGTGGCGATTAGTTAGCGAGAACATTGATTCAAAGCTATTCATCTCTGAGTGTGGTCAGTTCGCTAAGAAAGTAGCGTACATTTCCGGTGGTTTAAGAACAATAGAATATAGTCTTCATAAATGTGAAGGGGTAGAAAATGAAACCAGACAAAAGAATAAAGAGAGTGACCGAGAGAATAGAATACACAATAGTTAGGACAAGAGATAAAGCGTGTAGCCAATATGAGTCAATAACAGGTTCTACCAAGAGGGATAACAATATTTGTGGTACTTGTAAGAACATAGCACTAGCACGTTGGGATACAGAGGCTCCAGCAAAACTAGGGATATGCAGCTATCTAGTAGACGATAATTATAGAACCTGGCATGAAGACGTAACAAATAGAAAACGGTTAGCTTGGGAAAAGCGAGAAGCCATCCTTAAAGAGATGCAGGAGAAGAAGATATCCGCTAATATCTGCTAATTTACACTTATGATATAATGGAAGCATGGCAACCAATGATAAACTATCTATCAAGCAACAACTATTCATAAAACATATTTCAGAAGGTGAAACCCAACGTATTGCTTACAAGCTCGCAGGTTATAATTGCAGTTCTATGGAGCTTGTGGATTCATCAGCGTCAAGGTTGCTAAGTAGTGCCAAGGTATCAAAGGCTTTGAGCGTTTTAAGAGATAAAATAGCCAAGAAATCAGAGTGGAACGCTACCAAGATTATTAAAGAGTTTGCAGAGCTTTATAACAGTAGCAAGAGTATAGATAAACCAACAGCTTGCAGATCACTAGAGAACATAGCCAAACTCATAGGAGCTTATCAACAACCTGACCAGGGTAACCTCCTAATCACTCAATACTTGCAACATGTAACAAATATATATGGCACAACAGAGGCTAAGTGAACATATTGATAGAAATTGCTATGGGTGCTATTGCTGGGATTGAGTCAGGTTACTCCACCAGTGGGAGACTAAACCTTAATAGTAAAGTATGCGTTAGGGTTAGAAAAGCGATTCTAGCGTAATGATATTTGCTAATAGCATCCCATTAATAGAGAAACTACAGTTATGGGACAAGAAGAGTAACAAGTGGATACCGTTCAAACTATGGCCTATTCAAATCAAGTGGGTTAATTTCCTTCATCAGCACTTAAAGGTATTGTCATTGAAGAAGCGACAGGTAGGTTGGTCACAGGTTTGTGGGGCCGATAGTTTAATCCAATGTATGTTAAAGGAGAACTTCACAGTGTTAGCGCTCTCAATCACCGGGGATGATGCTAGAGTCTTCCTGGATAGAATAAGAGGGATGCACCAACAGATACCAACGCCTGATGAATACTCACAGCAGTTAAAGGATGGGAAAGCGCCTGATAAGCACATGATGGAGCTTGTAACCATGAAGCATGTAAACAGAGTGACCAAGGGTGCTGATGCTGGTGATGAGATGGTATTCTCTTCAGGTTCAAGTATTGTCTCGTTGTCTGCACAGAAGGGTAGAGGTAGAACTGCTGACAGGGTTATCCTGGATGAAATGGCGTTCTATACCTCAAGGAATGCAAAGATAGACTTAGCTACGGTGTTGAAGTCAATAGCTCCTACGCTTGAGAGAGCAGAGGGCCAGCTTGTAGGTATCACTACTGCTAATGGTAGAGGGCAACAGTACGATATGTGGATGGGTTCAATTAATGGGACCAACAACTTCAAGAACTTCTTTGTGTCATGTTGGGACGACCCTGACTTCACTGAAGAGAAGCGTAGGAAGATTATAGAAGATCATGGGGAAGACCATGCTAATCAGGAGTATCCTCGTACATGGAAAGAAGCGTTCCTTGCATCAGGTAGGCCAAGGTTTGAGTCACATGAACTGGACTGGTATGAGATGAACAGACAGCTTGAACCGATATTCAGGGGTGATTTGCTTGAGGATGTTGATGAGATAACAGAGAATAGCAAGGGTAACTTCAAGGTCTATCAGAAGTATAAGCAGATAGGTCAATACATGATAGTAGCTGATGTGGCTGAGGGATTAGAGAAGGGCGACTATTCGGTGGCTAAGGTACTGGATAGGTATACATGGGAGGTAGTAGCTGAGTGGCATGGACATATAGAACATGCACTATTCGGTACTATCCTGGCGAAGATGGGGAGAATGTACAACAATGCGATACAGATACCAGAGGCTAACAATCATGGTCACAGTGCTATAACACAACTTAGGTATGGCGAGAAGTACCCTGAGCAGTTAATCTTTGAGCATAATATAGTTATGAAGCCTACTCCTGATGAAGACTTCAGGGATCCAAACAGGCGTAAAGGGTGGAGAACAACACCAAAGACTAGGCCTTTAATCATTAATGCACTGGCTAAGGCTATCTTGAAGCACACTATACCTTGTCTATGCAAAGAGGATATCTCAGAGTTGTTCAGCTTTGTCATACATCCTAACGGTAAAGCAGAGGCAGAGGATAAGTGTTTTGATGATAGAGTCATAGTGTTAGGTATAGCGTATTACTTGCTACAGAACGAGACATTCCAACAGTTCTACCCATTTGAACAGAAGAAAGAACACGAGATTTGCGGTATCTGTCAGCACTTCAGGGTTAAGGAGCGTGATGATAAAGATGGGATATGTCAGCAGAGTAAGCGCAAATGCAAACCAGTGTCATGGTGTAGTCTATATGAGAAGTTTGAGTATGAAGATGATAGCGATTTGTTCCTGGATAAAACATATTCAGACTATCAGGGAGTTTGATTCTGCTAATCTGATATGCTAGAATAGATGTCCATGAGAATCACAGACCTACAGAAAGAAGGATATCATGGATAAAAATGCTATATGTGCTACGTGTAAATTCATAGAAATTAAATCACACAAAAAGGGAAGCGACCCTTCAAAGGTAGGCTACTGCTACGGTAACCCACCAGTATTACCAGGCAACTTCAGAGTACAAGTGAACCTAAGAGATAGAGCTTGTCATGTGTACCAGCCTAAAAATGAAGCTATATAATCCAGAAGATATAGCGATAGAACCGATTGATGAT